GCAGAATATAAAACCACACACCATTTATTGCGGGTTCAACAAGTGCAACTATACCTGCTTCAAATAATGTGGCACCTGTCATAAAATATATAACTGTCATTGAAATGACTATGTGTCCAAAGGTATAGATTAGTGCAAGTGTTAAACTTGAACTTTTCAGTATAGTCATACATGCGTTGTGTATACCTGTAGTAAATTCTGTCATTTTATGTTGCCGTCTTTTGCTTCTTTAAATACATAGTTTGTTATCATAATCGGCACAAGAACTGCAATATGTATTATGATTGAAGTGACAATATCATAGTTTTGCCAGTCTAACCAAACAATTGCAACTATACCAAAATAACAAGACCACATTACAAATAATGCTAATGTAAAATAACTTTGAATACTTGGGTCTTTAATATAACTTAGTGGATTGTATCGATTGTCCATAACACCACGCCAACAAGTCAATACCCATTCAATCAATTTCATTACTATTTTCATTTTTTCTCCAACATTTCTTTTGTCATTATATAATCTCGTACAAAATCAGAACGAACTATATCTTTCCAATCAAACTCTATAACTGAAAATCTATTTAGATGTTCAATTATGTTAATAAATTCAATAATGCCTGCTTTATCTTTTAACTGTTTAAAATCACTTTGATAGTAATCACCACAAAAGATAATTCGACAATTATTGCCAACTCGGGTAATTATACTATCTAGTTCATGAAATGTCAAGTTTTGACATTCATCAATTATAAGAATAGAATTGTTAAATGTGGTACCACGAATATAAGATGTTGATAGAAACTCTATCTGGTGTTTAGTTTTAAGTGTCTCATACGAGTTCTTATCATTAAATAACTCTGTACACATCTGTTGGTATGGTGTTTCAAATGCAGATAACTTTTCTTCTACTGTCCCTGGTAAGAAACCTAAATCTCTTGTTGGTACAACACTTCTTATGATAACAAGTTTTTTATAATCTGTTCTACCGAAAACTTCATTTAGTCCAAGATATAAAGACATAAAAGTTTTACCTGTACCAGCACTTCCATTTAAAACTAAATTATCTCCACTTTTCCATGCAGAAAAAGTTTCTTGTTGATGTTCAGTAATTGGTTTTATATTAATTGGTTTTAATTTCATTTATACTAGACAACTCAATGTCTTCAAATTTTTCATCATCTACTAACCAAACTAGTATTTTCTTTCCTTCTTTTTGATTTATTTTTATATCTTTTAGTGTACATGTTTTAGTGAACACTTTATCACTGGTCATACTTTCGAAAGTAATAATAACATTACCTTTTAGCAAATGTCTTTTTAGTGTTTCAAAATCCATGTAAGGGTAGATATGCATTAATGATTTCTTTTACCGTCAAATACACAAACAAAATATAAAGGTTCTGCAGTATCGTTATAGACTCGATGAAAAGCACCATCAGGAATCAGTACTACTGTGCCGGGTTTTACATCAATCTCTTCTTCATCAACTGTCATAAAACCTGTACCACTTACAAAAAAATAAACTTCTTCTTGACCTGAATGATTGTGACCTGTAGTTTGTTTAAAAGGATTTAATAATGTTGAACTCAAAACAAGATTGTTAAGAGTCTTATTGTCTTTGAGTAAATAGGTTTCGTTGTCTTTGACAACTTCACCACCAATATCATCAATCGTGTACTGTATTGGGTTTTGAGAGTCCATGTTTGACTGCGACTTCATTATTTCCACCTGCTTCTTTTTTGATTTTAGTTAGTAAATTTTTCCAATCACCACTTGTCTTGTTGAGTGTTGACCCTGCTTGAGATATTGTTGCGGCCGCAGATATTCTTTTTTCTAGATGTGGGTTGTCTTCTGCGAATTTATCTAAGTCTTTATAAGACATTAGATGTTCTTCTATCTCTTTTGTTTCGGTATTGTAAAATTCATATGTCGGCATAATATATTATTTATAATTAACGTAAGGGGGAAACACCCCCCTACGAGATAAGACCACCCCCTATTGTGTTTCGTTATAAGAATCACATATAGATTGCTTAAGGAATCCACGTTTTATGGTGAGTTTTCGAACTAAATTATCTTTACCTTGTTTCTTTAATCGATAAATTCTATTATCTAGTTCTCTTTCATCTTTCCTTAAACGTTCTACTTGTGCCAATGTCATACATTGCCCTCCTTAAGTATCATAACGAAACTGGGAGTCAAGTTCTTTAAAAGTTCCCTACTTATTCGTCAAATCCAGAACCTTTAATCAGACCAGGGAATGCCTCTCTGGCAAGACCTTCAGTAAGATACTTTGCAGGTTGTTCTTTGTTTATCATTTTAACAACAATCTCTGCATCTTCCGCATGAATAGATTCTAGCAACTGTACAAATTTTCGTTCTATCTTGAATTGAGGTACACCTTGAGTTCTTCTACCACGTACAAAATCACCGAATTGTCTATGCAATCTTCTCAATGAAGATGGCACACTTTCTGGTCGATTTGGTGTATATGGTGGTTTGCCTGCAGGTAACATAAACTCTAGAGTACTATCGTAACAACCTCGAACAACATCTTTTAATGCTGGTATAGAGTTGTCTTGTAAGAATTTTACTCTTTCGTTCTTGCTTTTAATGTTTTCAAAACGTTCTAGAATTTCGTATAGTTCTAATTCCATAATTATTTCCTATAAAGTTATATATAAAAATCACTCCCTTTACGGGAGTAATTTCACCAAAGTTAAACTATTTAGTTAACTTTTAAAAGCATCTAAAAGAATGCTTTTTTTTGTTTCTGTAACACCAGGCATGTCATTAATATATTGACCATCACTATCAAAACATTCTTCATCAAACTTAGTTTGAATAAAATCTGCCTGTTGTTCAACATAGTCTACAAAAGATTCATATGGTTTTTCACCATGTGCTTTTCTTTCGTAACAATTCTCTGCATACAGTTTACGTGCAAATACATCTAACTCAGATAAGTATTCTTCTGAGTGATTACCAGACCAATATGGTTCGCTTCTAATATTACTCATGATGCAATAGTATAATTTGAATCAGAAATAATTGTTTTACCATATTCATCTTGAAACTTGAGTTTCTCAATGAAATAGTTTTCAAATAAACCTTCATCTTCTTGAAGGTCACCATTTAATTGCATTCTTTTTTCTAAAGACTCATATGCCTCAGATTCGTAACTTTTGAAGTCTTCATAAGATATAACTTCACCTTCACGAACATTATAATAATGCGATAATAATTGACACTCTTTACTGTTAAGTGCAATCGTTACAGGATAACCAGTCGCTATATGCTCTAGTTCTACGTAATTTTTTAACTCTGTCATTTATACCTCTCTATTAGTTAAGTTATTATTATACTTGGTTTTGCAAGAATTGTCAAGTGTTTTAAAGAACTCGTCTAATTCTTTTTGTTCTTTTTCGGTGGGTTTAAAGTGTGGGTTTAAGAAGTACTCTTCTAGAAGAGTACCTCTTTTATAACCTCCGGTGCCTCGCATTAGGCAACCTCGTCAACTAAAATTAATTTTCTTTTGCCAATTTTTATGTAACCTTTTTCTCTATCTACATAAACATCTTTGTATTTTGTAAAATCTCTAACTTTGTACTGTGTATTTTTCATTAAAGTATCGTACACGTCATCTAAGAAATTTTTATCTGCTTGTTGCATTGCCATTATGCAACCTCTTTAACTGATTCTAAGTAATCAGCATTATCAAGTGCATTCAAAACAATCTGTTTCTTTGCTTCTTCTACTGAAAAGACAGAAAAGAACCTTCTGACTTTTTCAGTCTCGCCCTTCTCATTTTCAACTTCTTTCATAAAGAATAAAGTTGCAAACTTCTTAAGACCTTTTAAGTCTTTACCAGAACACTTTAAATATTTAATTAACTGTTTAAAAGTCGCAAACTCTTGACCTTCATCAGCACCATTTAACATAAGAGTATCAAAGTTAGAACCTGTATACTCTTTTTTACTTATTGCATTAATCATTTTTACCTCTCTAATTAATTTATGTTGTTATTATAACAAGTGAATCAAGTATTGTCAAGTCTTTTTTTCACATTTTTTATATGTCCACGTAATTGTTCCATATTAATCTTAGTATCATAAGAAAATAAATTTAAATCTATAGGTTCTGGACAAGAATTGACTAATTCATCTAAATGAATTGTATCTATTCTACCTTTTAATATGTATTGACTATCAACTATTTCTAGTATATCGTCCATACTACGTTTTTCAGACCACATAGAGTTGTTTACAGAAACATGACCAGTAGATGATACATCTATCTCATAAAAATCGTCTGGAGCGACTCCTAGAGAGTCTGGTATGCATTCAGAATTACCATCAATATAATTAACTAACAATGGAATTGCGGTGTCCACACTACCATAATGCGAAATGAATTCTATATTATATCTTTTACACATGTCTACATGTTTTTTTGTCATGGTAAATCCACACATGACTAGTACTGTGCTTTTTTCTAGACCACCATTTTTATCAAAGAATTCAACAAACCAATCTAACATTTTTTCGTTTGGTATCATTACGTGATTAAAATCAACCAAATGAAGATTTGCGCCTTGCCACTCAGTAAATTCTGCTAGTGTAAACGACCTGTGTTTTTTGACTATCATAAGTGACGGCAAAAGTGTACACAACATTGCACTAACATGGTGCATATTTTTACTGTGTAGTATTTTAGTATCAGGTTTTAATTTAAAAATATCAATATTTCTTTTTGCTATTGCATATATTTCTTTGTGTGTAAACTCAATTTTACGAGAAGGTTTAGTAGAACCAGATGTAGAACTAATTAAAAATATATCATCTTCTGATACCTGATTAATATAGTCCATACCTTTTGGTACTTTTAATTTGAGTTCTCTTGCATCAATTAGTTCTTTACTATATTCACGAATCATCTTGCCATGTAGGCCACCATAAAGGTTATCACCTTTAAAATTATCGTGAATCAGATAATCTACTGGACCATGAAGTGCGATTTTTGTGTAAGGTAAAGATTCTTCTGTTGCAGGTGCATCAATCAAAAATATTTTTAGACCTAACTCGGCACATGCAATAATAGATGTTAAATGTAAATGATTTACATCTAGAATGCCAATAGCAACTGTTTCTCCTTTACGAACATTGTAGTTCTCTTTGAGTAACATTTTCCATTGTCTTATTTCATAAACAAGTTCTGCTTTTGATTTATTATCATCAAAATCTATTTCATCATTAATAATGTCACGACTAATTATCATTATCCAACAAACTTACCTGTTTCTATGTCAACACCAGCATCATCTACTACTCTAGTTTTAGAACTAATTTCTTGTTTACCAACATTATATAAAACTTCATGTGTAAAAGGTTCTGTAAGTTTACTTTTAAAAAACTCAAGTGATTCTGGGTCAGGAAATAGTATTCTTTCTATTTCATGCTCACGAACTGCCTTGACTGCATAATCTGTAACATATTCGTAAATGAATACTTCTTCGGGGCGTTCAGTATGGTCCATCAAAGTGACATCGAATATTTCTTCACAATTCATTAATGCTGGTAAAAAATAATAATCAATACATCTATTGTGATGAATTGTTCTAGACATCGCACACTTTTTATAAGGAAACGAGTATTGTTTTGCAGACTCGATAATTTCTTTATGAGTAAAGTAATCTGGGTGCCACCATTCATTAGATTCTTTGATATTCATAACAGGGTCAATTGACATAATAGCACCATTATTTTCATCTACTTCCCATGGTTGAATCGGTGTACCAGGATATGGTGCAACATCGTCCATTAACATAACGTTGTTAGTACCATCCATGTTTTTCCAATGAGAATATAAGTTTACTACCTCAGCATAAAGACCATCTTTTAAATCCATACGAGTTAATCCACCTGAATTATTTGGGTCTAATGGTCTATTTAAATCATGCACACAAAACTCTCGATAACCAGTAAAGTTTTTACTTAATACATCTACTAAATGTTTTACACCATCAAGCATATGTTTTGCATCTTCTCTTGTTTTTAATATTCTATCTGAACACGTAATTACTTGTATGCCAAGTTCCCATGCCGCAAACAAGGCCGCATAGTAATCGTTTGGACAATTTAACGTTGTGACACTAATACTATCATGTTGTTTTACACCTTTATCAAGAAACATGTGTTTGAATTTGTTAATTCTGTGACACATTTTTTCATATGTCATGCCATTTATGATAATATTAGGATTTATTAGTTCTCTTGAAATAATCATTCTTCATCTCCTTTATAAATTTAGAATGTATCTTACAACCAATAAACTCATTGAAGTAATCATTTCTTAGTAGAACATCATTTTCAAATTGAAGTTTTGCTTCGTAATAAGAACACTCACCTTTTGTTCGACATAATTGTAGTATTTTTCTATCAAATTGAAATCCTTGTTCTGCAAGTTGTTTAACTTCTGCAGAAGAACCATAGTATGTTTGCCAGTCTGATTGAACTCTGGTTATGATTTTACGTTTTCTTGATTTATTTTTAGGTAGAACTTTCTTTTTCCAAAAGAATTTCTTACCGATATATTTCATACCAGTTTCAAGTTCTGTTACTTCGTAGACAAAACCTTGGTAGTTTTCAAGGTCTTCTTCACTCATATTAAATGGTTCATCATTATAATACCACATAATGATATATAGACTTAATTTAACAGTTCTGTTACAATAGCATCTGCTCCACACATTGGACAGTAAATTGGTTCTTCATCTTCACCGTCTTCGACTATAATATGTGTATCTACGCCACACACATCGCATCTTACTTCGTATTCTTTTTCCATAGAATCTAACAAATTAACAACCTACGTTTGCTATTGCTTCATCTAGTTTATCTTCAATACGTTCTAATGTTTGTGGTGTATCAACTTCTTCCCAACCCCAATCGCCTTCAAGACCATTGACAGAATACTCTGTGACTCTTTTTTCAAAAAAGTTATCATGTGATGCACCATTGAGTACCCAATCTAACCATGGTAGTGGATTGTCTTTTGCATTAAAGTTTGGTTTCATGCCAAGTTGTAATAGTCTTCTGTCTGCAATATGTCTGATATATTGTTTGACATCTTCTTTTTTAAGACCTTCTATTTCGTGGTCGTTGTATGCAAGGTCAATAAATTTATCTTCTAACTTAACTACATCTTTTGCAATCTTGTAGATTTTAGACTTAAGTTCATCTGTGACAATACGTGTGTGTTCACCACAAAAATCTCTAAACAGTTTTGCATTACCTTGGACGTGTAGAGTTTCGTCACGAATAGACCACTCGACAATTGTCCCCATACCTTTCATCTTACCAAATCTTTGAAAGTTTAATAACATTACAAAAGATGCAAAGACTGATAGTCCTTCGTTAAATACTGATTGTGCTAGTGCTAATGCTAAACCTGTGTGACTTGAAATATCACCATCTTTCATAAAGTCAATCTTATCTGCCATTTCTTTGTATTCTAAAAATGCACTAAAGTCTTCATCTGGTAAACCAAGAGTATCATTTAATAATGCATATGCACGTTGGTGTACACCTTCTCTGTTTGCAAAAGACGATAACATATTTCTTACTTCATTATTCTTGAACTTAGGTATTAGTAGTTCATGGTAGTTTTCGCCCACTTGAACATCGCTTTGAGTAAATAGTCTTAGTACTTGAGTAATAAACAATTTTTCGTCTTCGTTCAGTTTAGTTCGCCAATCTTGCACGTCTTCTGAGAGTTCTGCTTCGTCTTCTATCCAATGTATCTCTTCATGTTTTTTAGTTAGTTCAACTGCCCATGGGTAGATGAATGGTTTGTATGTTTTTGAAAACTCTAGTAATGCCATAATTATTCCTGATTGTGTCTTTTGTCTTGTTGTTGTTTAATTATTTTTTTTAGTTCTTTTCTGGTTATCCTTGCAGTTTGTTGTTGCATTGGTTGTGCCATATATCCCTATCCTTCACATGCTTTACAATCCTCTGATTCTTCTGCTTGTGCCTTGTTAAATATTTCCATAAGGTCATCGTAACCACCCACATATTCACCATGTAAATATATTTGTGGGACAGTTTTAACACCCTTACGACCCGTGACTTCTCTCGCAGTTTTACCAATCTCTTCAAGATTAATTTCATCATATGGTATACCGCGAAGTTTAAGTTCTTCTTTTGCAAGTTGACAAAAAGGACAATTGGGTTTTGTATACACAATTGTACTTGTATCACTTTGGAGTGCGACTCTCTCTACTTTCTCAGAAACATTCTCAGCACGAGATTTTGCTTCTGTTCGCAAATAGTATAATCCTTTCAGACCTGAACTCCATGCACGTAAATGTACTTTGTTCACGTATGATTTATCTGCTCCAGCAGGAAAGAATAAATTGACAGACTGGCCTTGACATATATAAGGTTGTCTATCTCCTGCATGTTGAACTACCCAGTTTTGGTCTAATTCATCAGCAGTTTTATATATACTTTTTTCACCTTCTGTGAGAAACGAAAGATGCTGGACAGACCCCTTATTAGTGATGATAGAACTCCAAATGCTATCATTATTCATTTCTTTTGTTTCAAGCAGTTCTTCTAGATATTTGTTCTTTACAAGAAAACTACCAGCACGAGTTCTGTGTGTATATGCATTTGCTTTCAGTGGTTCTATTGAAGGACTTGTTCCAAGAATAACACCACTAGATGCATTTGGGGCAATCGCAAGTAAGTGAGAGTTTCTTTTACCACTCTTTGGTCCATCTAAATATGCACCACGTTCTTCTGCAAGTAATTCTGTTTCTGCATGTGCTTCATTATGAATGAAACTAAAAACTTGCTCGTTAATTTCTTTTGCTAACTCAGATTCCCATGCAACACCGTGCTTATGTAGGAGAGAGTGAAATCCCATCGCACCAAGACCCAAACTTCTTTCTCTCATAGCAGAATATTTTGCACGTGCAATCGTGTCAGGTGCATTCTGTATGAAGTACTCCAGCACATTATCTAACATTCGTATTAAATCTCTTACAATTGTAGTGTCTTTCCATTCATCGTAATATTCTAAATTTAATGATGATAAACAACAGACTGCAGTTCGTTCAGCACTTGTTGGTAAATGTATTTCATTACATAGATTACTACCATGTATTTTAAGTCCTGCTTCTTTGAGTGGTTCTGGTAGACTATTGTTTGCAGTATCAATAAAGTTTAAATATGGTTCACCAGTTCTAAATCTTATCTCTAGTATTCTTTCCCATAGTTTTCTTGCTTTGACAGTTTCTTTTACTGTGCCATCATTTGGGTCAATCAAGTCAAAATCACTATTTGTCATAACTGCTTCCATAAACTTATCAGTTATGTTAATCGCATTGTGTATATTCAATGCTTTACGTTGAACATCACCAGTAGGTATACGAATGTTTAGAAACTCCATGATATCTGGGTGGTCAACATTCATGTATGCCGCATAACTACCTTTACGTGTTTTACCTTGACGATATGCAATCATGTCAGCATCTACTGTATGTAAAAATGGTATTGGACCTGGTGCAATGTCTGATACAGTTCTGACATCTGACCAATGTCCACCAACACCACCACCCATGATAGATAACCATCTAAGTTCAGACGAGTGGTCAATTAAACCTTCAAGTGTGTCTGGTACGTAAGTAAGAAAACAAGATATAGGCATACCTTTATTTTTCTTATTTTGTCCATTGGGCGCATTTGATAGAACAGGACTTGCAAACATAAACCATTTATTGCTTACATAATCATAGAGACGTTGTGCAAGTTCTACATCTAGTTTATCATTATATGTCGACCATGCTAAACTGGCACGTGCAAATCCTTCTTGTGGTGATTTTTCGTAATCTGTCAGATAAAAATCTTTCAGCATTCCGACTGAGTAATCTTCTAATAATTTATCTCTTTTTTTGTCAATTTCTATTACTAAGTCTGAGTAGTCCAAGTCTTCTCCTTGTATGTGAAGTTAAAGTGGACTATTATACTCTACTTAGAAAGTATTGTCAATGATTATTTCTTCGCTTTACGATTCTTGTCGATTGCTCTAGACCCAAACCAGAATGATATTATTGCCGCAAAGATTGCCTTTGTATCTTCGTCCCACAATATATTGATTGCTTCTTGAAAGTCTGTTCCCGCCTGTATTGCGCCATAAAGAAGTGTACCTTCTATAACTGCGAATAAAAGAAAGAATGCATATGTAATGATTGGTCGTACTGACCTCGCTAATCCACCTATAAATCCTGTACCTTGTTGCAACACCATATCGTGTTGAATTAATCTTTCGTGTTCTTTATCTTTTGCTTGTGCTTCGAATAAATTAAGTGTTGCTTTACCTAATTCTTTTTGGAGTTTTGCTTGAACTTGAAGTTGTTCTGATTGTATTTTTGCTTGGACTTCTAACTTTTTGAGTTCGAATTTTTGGTCTGATTTTTCTTTGAAACTGTCTAATATACCTGGGATTATGGACCCACCGAAACCTAATAAACTACCTAATAAACTCAACATAATTTTCTCCTATTCTTATATATACAATTAAAACTTTAGAGTTTAATTGTCAACTTTTGCACTTGCTCTCCACTGATAACATGACCAATATCGTGCTTTCCATTTAGGTCCAGGGTTGTCGCAATTGTGTCTTGCTCTAAAAGATTTTCTTCTCGCTGGGTCATCACGTTTGATTTCCATATTTGGGTCACCAAAACCTAATTTAATAACATTACCCTTCTCGTTCTTGACATAGACATAGAACTTTTTCTTGCCATCGCTAGACCTAGTTGGGTTGTTTAATGTGACTTTTCTACCTTGATACTCTGCGGCCTCTTGTAGTAAGTCTTCACAATTGCATTTCTTCATAGTTCTATTTATCTTTTACTGGTTCTTCAGGTTCTCTGTCTTTGTTGTCTAAATCTCCAGCATCACCTTTCACCATTTGTCGCATCTTTCCAAACAACTTATTTGCTAGATTAGTATTACCTGCTTTCTTGGCACCAGTGTATGCCGCGGCCATCATCAAACCTCTTCTACCACCTGCCCAAATAGTTGTCATACCACCTGTGGCAACACCTGCGGCCAGTAGACCCATACCTTTAATGCCAGCAGGTGTTGCCAATACTTCTGTGAATCCTATATTACCAGCGATTGCTTCTGGTATATTTGACAAGTCATAATCACTATCTAAGTTACCTGAGAATGACATTTGTAACCATTGATATGTTAAAAACCCTGCTATTCCTACACCAGCAACTTTTTTTAATTTAGGGTATTTGTTAAGAAACTCGTCAACTTTTATTGTACCTTTTTGTAATCCTTGTACCATTTGTGTGGCCGCTACTTTATCTGCCGCAAAGTTTACTGCAGTATCTACTGTTTTAAGACCATCAAGTGCGACTTTACCACCACCCATACCAACTGCCTTAACTGCTTTAAAGACACTTTTTTCTTTGATTGCATTTACAAGTTCGTCTCGTGCCACACCTAAATCTTTTGTAATCTCATTTACTTCACTAGTAAGTGCTTTCTTTAATGTTGGGTGTTTACTGAGAGGTTCGTTATATCTATCTTTACTCGGTTCATCTGCATCTGTAGAACTTGTTTTGACATCAACATTTTTATCAGTATCAGTATCAGTATCAGTAGTGGGTTTTTCTTTAGTTGACAGATAAGACCGCATTGCTTTTGCAGTATCAGATTGTGGATTCTTTTTAATATAATCTTGTTGAAACTTTTCACCTTTGTCTTGCCACCAAGGTTTCTGTTCGTCTTCTAGTAATATACACCAGTCTTCGTATGTGCATTCAGCAAGTTCACGATTAACTTGTTGTTCAAACAAGAATGTGCCTTCTGTTAGTTCTTGAGTTTGTACGTAAGTATTAAATCTCACTTAGTTATATCTCCTGTAGTCACATACATTTTTTGATTGCTTGGCAAGTGAATTGCAGAATATATGTCAAGTCCTAAAACTTCGTCTACAGGAGTTGATTCTTCTTCAAGAATTCTTATTTTATCATCTTTATATGTGTCAGTATAAATGCAAGTCATACTCTCATGTTTCATTCTATAGACACCAGGAGATAATTGTTTGTCTTCTAACATAAACCATTGTGTATCTTCTGCAAGGACATCTAGAATATCAATACCTGTTGCTTCGTGAATCTTAAGTAGATTCTTATCTGATAGTTCGCCATGTTCTTTGATAAGTGCTAGTGCGGCACCATATCTTGCAACAAATGATTTACCACCAGGTATTTTTGCTAATAATGATTTTAATCTAATAACAAGACGTAGAAATGTAGTGTAATGAGTAGACAAATCCATTCTACCATCCATTGTTAATTTAAGTTCTGCTTTTCTTTTCTTATCTACCACACCATCTTTGTCAATGAGACCAATCTCATATGCACCTAACTTTTCAAAAGGTGTAGTCAACAACTTTAAAAATCGAAGTGTATATACCAGGTCTGCGGCAGATTTTAGAATTCCCATAACTCTATTTATATCTCCCGAAGTTTTTCGACAACATTTTTATCCATATCTATGTTTGTATATTCGTCATTTTTGATTGTCTTGAGAAAAATAAGAAATGGTTTGATAACTGGCCAATATTCTACTTCTAGTTTCAGTTCTAAAATATTAAGACCTGCTTCAATGTCAAAGACATTAAAGATTATAATTAAGTGATTTAGTATAAGTCGTTCAGAAAGAACACCACTATCTCGATAACGATTGAGTAATCGTTTGATGTATTTAAAACGTTTTAAGTCTTCAAGAAAATCGTCTGTGTCAATACACTTTGGATTATAGTAGTTCTGAGCGGCATATACTAATAGATTATCTTTCGTTAACTTCATGATATACTATTATGTATATCGATTCTTAACTAAAAAGTTCTTTTACAGTCTGTAATAGTGTTGCTTTTGATTTTCTTCTATCTAACTCAACACCTTTTTCTCTAGCAAGTGATTCAAGTTCTAACTTATTCATTTGGTCTAAACCTTTATTATTAGCAGGTGCTTCTGTTAACACTTGTGCTTTTTTAGGTTTAGCACCGAAGAATTCATCGATTTGCTCTTGAGTAAATCCACCACTTACGTATAATTCACCAGTGTCTGGGTCTTCCCAACCATTAGCAGTAGGTACTGCATTTTCACACCATGGAGGTGCAACTAATTTTGCCATTACTTTTCTCCTTTAATCATTGGTAAATCTTTCGGGTCATTGTCTTTATATTGTTGACTTGTACCTTTATCACCATTCTTTCTTTTTGCCATTCTTTCTAAAAATGATTTAGCATCTTTAGTTCGTGCATCAAAAGGGTTCTTATTTTCTTCTTTAGCACTAGCAACTATCTTCTTCATTTCAGGAATGTTTTTACCTGATAATGCCTTAAGTGCTAAGTCCATAAGAGTATTTTCAGTTTTAACTGATTTCTTACCTTCACCTTCTTTAGGTTCTTTTTCACCTTTAACAGGTGCTTCGGTAGATTTAATAGGTTTAGAGTCGCCTTTTGCTTGTTGTTGTTTGACGTGTTTACCTTGTTTAGTGTCTTTAGCAGTTTTAGAAGTATCGTCTATTGCTTTCTCACCATCAACGACTACATCTTTTTTACCATGTGCATCTACAAAGTCTTTTTCACCTTCTGGGTTGTTCTCGTCTCTTTCGTCTGGTTCAGAACCATCTTTATCTTTTTTCTTTTTACCAACTGCATCAACTGCCATTAGTTCATTTAAAAGATTAGTGAACTCTGATACTTGTTCGCCAATTTTAGAGATTTCTGCTTCTTTCTCACCAGAATTACCAGAAGTTTTCTTTTTCTTTTTGTCTTCAGGTTTTTCTACACCAACTTTTGGTTTGTCTTCTTCTGCATCATCTTCGCTAGGTTTGTCTGCATCAGGCACCATGACTTTCTTTTTCTTCTTCATTGGGTTTTCATCTGAGTCCATCATTTTTGGTTCTTCTTCTTCTTCGTCCTCTTCTTTCATTTTTTTCTTTTGACTCTTAATCATTTTTTCATCATCTTTGTGGACTTTTTCTTTGTGTGCTTCTGTTTGAAGAATTTGCATGTCTTCTGCAGGAACTTCTCTTTCGATACCATGAGCAAACTCAACGTCATACCAGTCAACAGAACCGTCATCGTTTGGTATCGCATGAGATTCATATACTGGTTTACCAAGACCAAACTCTGGGTGGTCAACGTAAGTTGCACAATCGTGGTCTTTAGAGTGACACATTTCACGAATGTCATCTAAAGTAAATGATTCTTTTTGAAGTTTGTTTAGTTCTGATTGAACATTGTATTCTTTGTCGCCAACTTTAAATGTTTTCTCACCTTTCTCTTTAGCGGCCATCAATGCTTTACTAAATGCATTACCTTCTTTTTCGATTTCTTTAGATACTGCTTTTCTTCTTTTGTGGAGATATTTGTCAGAAGAATCAACATCGCCATCGTTATCAATGTCTTTGTCTTTTCTATCGTCAAACTTTTTCTTAACTGCTTTAGGTTGAACTGCATCTAACCCATCGCCATCGTCTGACTTATCGTTCTTGTTTGTTTCATCAAGAACTTCTTCTTTTTGTTCATACATACTTAAGTATGCATTTTTAATATTTTTGTTTACGTCTACCATTTTTTATCCCCAAAGCATGTTGCCTACTACACTAGCAACAACTGTTGCACAAGAAACTATTACTATCCAAAAAACACGATGTATTACTGAAACAGTTTGAGCATTTGAGGTAACTTGAGACTCTATTGCATCAAGTTTTATGCCATGATTATTCATTCTATCATGCCCATTTTCTAACTGTTTTTCCATACTGGCAATCTTCTCTTCTACTCTTGCAAGTGAGATTATAGCATCAGATAGTTTGTCGATTTTATCTTCGATTCTATCCAATCGAGTAGATTGTGTTTCCCTTACGGCCATATTTTCCCATTATAGTAAAATTATACTTTTATTTATACAAATTACTTTCTAGACCTTAAGTCTTATTAGGAAAAACCTCTTTTTTTATGTAATTTTATATTATCTTGCATGTATTTTTCACATAATAACATACCTAAATCAACTATTGAATAATCAAACCCTAAATAATCAAAAATTCTTATTAATTGTTCTTCTCTTTCTTGTTCATCTTTCGTATGAAGTAGTCTCATTGGGTCTACATGCAACCAGTCATGAGGTTCTGGTATCAAGTCTTTATATCGTTGTGTAGCAAATTCATTGAATTCTAATGGAGTTTCCCAGATATCGCCTAAATCAAAACCACTAAACTCTTGAAGTAGTGGTGCTAATCTATTAACTGCATATGCTTTTGGTTGATTAAATTCTGCAGTTTCAGACATAGTATGAGTGCCTTTACCAAAAACTTTTATTTGTGCTAAGTCTCGACAAAACTTTGAACCTTCAAGTTCTGTTGTATTTAAAATAATAGTCTTAGATACATTCCAATCTTCATACAATCCTTTTATCCATTGTTCTTCTTGTACTGTATATCCATAACCATGGTCAATACGTAATGTCCATTTATCGTTTGAAGTTTTCCAAAGTTCTTGAAGAAATTTTCTAGGACTATAATGAGCAAGACATTTGTGAGTACCTAAACCTAAATAGATATGTGATGCATGGTCGAATCTGTCTCTTTTGAATTCGTATTTAGTAATACTATCCATTTGGTCAGTTTCGTGTTGATTGAATTCACGGTGGTGTTGTAGATATGATGCTAAAAACTCGCCACCATTTCCACCTAAATAATGTATATTTAATAATTTATGTCGCTTCACGAAAAGTATTTATTCTTAACGTAATTCTATTTTCCCATTCGGTAATTCTTTTACTTTAATACCAACTGCTCTTCCTACTTGAGTCATTAGTTGAATTCTTCTTTTAGAGTTTTCTTTTGTTAATAGATTTACTAATTTAGTTGCCATAGATTTTACTGCAGGTATTTGGTCTTGAATCAGTGGTGCTTCTTCAAGTTCTTTACTGTGTTGAGCAAAAGTTTTCATTTTATTTTCCGAGTAATCTTTTTAAACCTTGAACTGTCATTTTCTTATCGTTCATTGCATTTTGAACTTTAAGTCTGTCTTGTGGTTTACGAATTGCATCAAACTTTTTCATCATCATTTTAGCATCTGCTGGTTTCAGCATTACTTTTTTACCATTTCGTAATTCTATTTGTGCAGGTTTACTTAAATCTGTAACTCTTCTTATTTGCATAACAACATTTTTATCTGCGGCCTTTCTGTCATCTGCAGTTGCTACAGGGTTACCATCATCGTCTCTGTCTTTACGTGTGCCCATATCTCTCATTGCATCACGTCTTGCACGAGACATAGATTCTGTATTCATTGCTTTTTCTAAATCATCTGCCTGTTTTGCATGAGTTTTAGAACCACCTCTTAACTTTTTAACTAAGTCTTTGACAAATGGTTTGTCTTTGGCATCTAATGCCTCTTTCTTAGGTTTCTCGTGAGTGTAACCCATTTTGTCATACTTCACATGGTCAGCATATGTATTTGCCATGACTTCTTTATCACCCTTATACATTTTATGTGGTTTAAAGTCTTTTTCATCTGCACATTCATTCTTAGGTTTCTCGCCTCTTTCTTTTTTAGAGATTGCGATTGCGGCCTGTTGTGCAGGTGATACTGCTTCACCTCTAGCATTTTTAAAATCTTGTGCCGTAGGTGCGCCTTTCTCACCAGGTTTTCGCATCTTCTTACCACTTTTTCTCTTGTTGTGTATGTTTCTCCACAAAGATTCGTTAGTTTGTTTAGTTGCGGCAATTTCGTCTTTTTCTTGCTCTACTTCTCTTTTATGTTTTGCTTTTAAGTCAGCAAGTTCTTTTGCTCTTTCAACTGCATCTTCTTTTTTCATTTTGCCTTTACCAGCAACTTTCATTGTAAGATTAACAAGTTGTGGTAATTTAAGTGAGTCCATTCTTTTTTTGTTCTGTGGATTAACTTTGTCATATACAGATGCTATCATACTTGCAGTGGTCAGGTCAAGTTTCATGCCATCAATGTTCATCATGCCTTTCTTCTTAACTACTTGACGAACTTTCTTCATAGTTGCAGACTCTTCATTCAAGTCAAACTCTTCTTTCATTGCTAAAGAAGGGTCTCCGTAAGATGATTTACCTCTTGCTACTGCATCAAAATCTCTTATCTGTTTCTTACCACCTTCCAGTCTTATAATAGTTTCTTTACCTCTAGGACTTTGTTTAATGTTTATTTTTAACTTCATTAACCTTGCAGACGATTTAAACTTGTCCAGTTCAGGTTTTTTGATATCTTTAACTCGGTAAAGTATTGTCTCTTCATTAAGTGAAGTACTTTCATCTACTTTGTCTCCTTGTCCTTTTATCACTTTACCTCTAGCATCAATAAAGTCACCCAGAACAGTAAAATCCATTTTGGTCATTTTTTCTCTTTCGTTGGGGTACATCTTATCCATCATTCTTGTAAAACCTCGAGGATTTTGTTTGTACATTCCTTCAATAACTTTAGGAGAAGTCATTAACATTAGGTCATCAATTGCAAATTTATGTGCTTTAGTTTTTGCCTTCACAAACCTATAGAGTTTGGTTCTTATTATATTAAATTTCTTATATTGCGCCTTTGCTGGTGATAACTTTTCTTTGTTTTCTTCAAGACTTTCGTTCATTATCATTTGTAAATTTCTGTAGAATGCTTGTAAATTACGTGTGCCACCATGAAACTCTAGATGATTTTTGCTCTTAGGGTTTCTGTGCGGTTTTACTTTTACACTATATTGTCTAGCAAGTTTTTTCGCCTGTTCTGCTTCTTTTTTAGAGAATGGGTTAGTACCAAAATCGTGTCCAAGTACTGCTTCTTTTTGCAATAACATTTTGGTATTAAGAGTTCCAATCTTCTTAAGGATTGTATTTCTTGCATCTAAAACTTTTTCGTAATCTTTGTTATGAATTGTATTCTTGAGTTCTTTATCACCTATGTTTGCAACCTTCTGATAAGATACTAAGACTTTTTGCATGTCTTTAGAAACTTTTTTCATCGCATCAACTTCTTGTCTTGTAACTTCGTCAAGTTCTTTTCTTTTCATTACTTTGTGTTTACGACCTAAAGGTATTTCAGGCATTGCAACAGAAGATGTACTTGTCATTTCTTCGTTTGCAGTTCTAAGTGCTTGTTGAACAACAGGCATTTTTGAAAGACCTCTTTTAAGTTTTTCTATTTCTTTTATTGCATACGATTGAGCGCCACCTAAATCAAGAGCAAGTTCGATTGCTTTTTTAACTGTTTTATCTCTAGCGGCCTGTTTTGCTTTGGGATTATCTTTATAATACCTTGCAACTTCTTGCCCAGTAAGTTTTTGTTTTCCCATTTTAGACAATGGGTCTAACTTACCACCTTTAACTCTTTCAGATATGTCTCTGAACTTCATTGATACTCCTATCTAAATGCTACTGAAACTCCAAGAACTGTAGTTGCCGCGGCAAATATCTCGTCTGTTTTACCTTTTCTTACGTATATCTCTTGGTTACCAGCAAGTGTAAAAGTTCCGATAGTGACGTTTGCAGAAGTTTCAACTGTAACTAATCTTGCAGTACCAGTGCTATTGAGAAGGCGAACTAATCCTGCATTACCAAAATTACTACCATTTCCAGTCGATGTACCACAAGCGGCCTCTGTACCTAATACTTGAATATATCTTGCCATGTTTTTCTCCTAACCTAAATCTTGGTCGTGATTTAATTTAATACCTTTCTTTTTCTTAGTAATAAAGGCATTAACTCTCGCCATACCCCATTGTGCTGGAGTTGTCCCTGGTCTGTGACCAGTTCTCCATGCGGCAACACCTCTATCGAATACTTTTTTTAAAGTTTTATATGCAAATCCAGACTTTGATGCCTTGTTTTGAAGACCTTTAGTCGAACTTTCTTCTATTTCTGCATATTCTTTAAAAGATATCATGTTTCTATTTATACTATTAGTCATCTCCAAACATTTGTCTGTATGATTTTGTGTGTTTACTAAGTTTCGTTCCTTTCTTTCTTGCTTTTTTATCCCCAGGTGCATCTTTGTATGCCGCTGGATTATCATCGTCCATCTTACCATGTTTAGCAAAATGTGATGCTCTAGAACTTTTTGTTTTCTTTGCTACGCCTTTATAGTAAACAGATGGTTGCGAACCTTTCTTGTCTTTGACATCTTTATCTTGAGCAACTCTTGCCTTTTCTTTTTCTTTTTCTATGATAGTAGAAACATCATCGACAATCTTTTCTGCAACACGTTTAGCAGTAGCAGTAGCAATTGCCATTTTCTTATCCATAGGCATTTTAGGGTTATCTTTTTCTATTGCTTTAGCAATCTCTTCTCTTTTCTTAAGTTCTGCTGGTGTTAGTTTCTTTTCAACAAGTTCTATCGCATCTAACCATTTACGTACTTTTTTCTTATCATTTGTTTCAATAATAACATAATTAGAACCTAATACTGTAATAATACCAACTTCTTCTGATTCTTTGATAACAACAGTATCGCCTATTTCATAAAGACTACCTTTGACATAGTTTTCTCGAAGTTCGTTTAATTTACCAAGGTCAACATGACGTTTGAACTTTTTCTCTTCTTTAAGTCCCATACCTTTACGAACATCGTTAAATAACTTACGAGTATCTTTATCATTCATATTCTTTGGTACACCTTGAGAGAATGCAGTATAATCATTTTCTTGAGCATTTGCTCTTTGTTTTGATGCAGACATACCAGCAACTCCTTCAGCATCTGGGTCACGTTCACCTGCAGATAACACATTGATTGACTCAAAGTTATAGAAACCATGTCTACCTTTTACACCATTGTACTTTTTCAATAGTGTATCAAACTCTCTAACTCTATCAGAACCAACAATCATATTTACTTTACGATATCCTTGGTCATATAGTTCTGTCACCGCATCAAAGGCAGTTCTTATCTTTTTATTAATAATGATACTTCTGCCATGTTTTGGAAACATTTTTCGCATATGTTTTATTTTATCTGAGTAAGATAGTGGGTCTTTCTTTGGATTAGATACTTGTGAGGTAAAAACTTTATAGTCATTTCTACCAGATTTCTTTGCTAACGTTTCTAGAACTTTACCATGTCCGATAGTGGGTGGATTCATTCTACCAAATGTGAAGAACACCTCTCTTTCTGCTTCAATTAAATATTGTGAAAAGTTTTTGATTGCCATGATATATTATTTGTTTTCTTTAGATTTCTTTTTCTTTGCTAATTCATCTTTCCTTACTTGTGGTAAAATCTTCCTAGCAAACTTTTGAATCTTAGGTTTCATCTTATCAAGTTTTTTCTCTATCTCATTTCTTCGAGCAAGAGATATATCTTGTGGTGCTTGACCTTTAGTTATTTTCTTAAAGAACTTTAGACGTGCTTTTTTCAATGCACGTTTCTTTAGTTTCTCAGGTGATGCTATTTTACGGGCCGCTTTCTTTCGACCCATTGCGATTTTTGCCTTGATTTTTTTGAATTGACGAGACCTTTTCAACCTTTGTTGAACAGTCATTGCTTCGTCTGTAGTTGTGAACTCTTTAAATGATTTCATTTTACCTCGGTTTATCCCATCCTTTCAATATATTTGGAGAAAAGTTGTTGTAAGAGAATTCTAATCTATCAACTAACTTAACTGCGCCACCACCTAATTTATCAATAGCAACATATCCTTCTGCACCAGTAGTTTTATAACCTTTCGGTGTTTTCACAAATGCATCAATATTGCTAATGTTGTTTAATCTATTTATAAGTTTTAGTTTTGCGAGAACTATATTCTTTTGTAAATCAAACATATTGACAAGCGAAACTCTATTTTGTGGTGAAAAAAACTTTAAAATTGTGTCTAACTTGTCTTGTTGTGTTTGTTTTCCTTTTGCAGTTTTACGTTTGTCCATTTCTTTTTTATACTTATTCTCTATCCAACGTATCAATCTTGCAGTATGTTTCTTACTATCTGGTAACATTTGCCCTGCTCTAACAAAAGTATTGTTGTATTGTTCGATTAATTGTGCAAGTTCTGGATTCTTTTCTAGTTCTCTGAGTGTATCACCAGCGACTTTATTGAATAGAAAACCAGCAGTACTTAAATAACTTGTAACTTCTTTAGTTTCTTTTTCATTCATTGTTGCCTCACCAGCGCCACTTAGTTCTGCATCTTGCGACCAAACTGCTGGAGAAGATGGTATCTTTTTCACACCATATGATGCTTTCATCGATGCAAAGTCTTTACCTTTATATGTTGTATGCCAAACTATGCCAATCTGTGACTTAGTAATACGTTTGGCCGCTTCTGTGCCTGCCTCTACTGCATAGACAATTGTGTTTGGGTGAAATGTAATATACTGCTTACCATCTATTTTAGTTTTACTTAAGTCTTGTTTTGAGTACAAGAAGTCACCTTGTATGACATCTTTAATACCAAGATTCTTTAAATGCTTCAATGCAAGTTTTAATTTCTCTGCTAAATCTCCTGAAGTATCAGCATCAATATCAGCATTTGATTTGTATACTTTCGGATTCTTAGCAAAGATACCTTTCTTAGCAACAAAGAACTTACCATCACTTGGGTCTTCACCACAGAAGATTGCTGGTGCACCATCCCACTTAACTGACATCTTAGTTGATGATTTACCTGCTAACATATCACGTATACTTCTCAAGGCATTGATTGCCTCTCTTGTACCTTTGACTCCACCATACAGAACTTTATCTTCTATATGTGTCATATGTGTATTCTTTTCTTCTGGTAGAAAAAGACTTTTGTAAGATTCTGTTTGAAATGGTGTCAACTTACGATACTTTTTATTGTTCTTTGGGTGATACTCCATGTAATCTTCTTTGTTCATTTCTTTTGTTTTCTTTTTCATCTTATTAATATATGTACGATAGATGGCCGCTTCTGCAGTTTTACCCATTTCTCTTGCACGTTGTTCCATAGCAACTGCCGCCTGTATTTTATGTGCATGTTTTTTACCAGAGTTTTCTATCTTTTTAATACTTGCTCGTGCAGTTTCAACATCTTTGAAACCCAATCCGTGTATTGTACCTCTAGGATTTTCATCTGTATATAAATCAGAATGTTTCTTAGAATTAGCAGGTTGACCTTTCTTTCTAGGTATTCTAGGGTTCGTCTCTTCTTTCTGAGTCTTTATCCACTTTTGTGCAATCGGATTCATAGGTTTCTTCTCTGCAAATTGTTTCATTATTCTAAATGCTCTAGTTGTTTCTTTATTATAGTCTTTTCCATCTGAGTTGTCAACTATTGTTAATCTACTTTTAAATGCTCTTTGATACTTACCAACATTTCTTTGAACGTTATCCCACATCTTTGCAACTTCTTTCGGGTCTAGTCTTCTTGCTCTTTCCATATTTCTACGTAAAGCAGTTTCTTTGTCTGTATTGACAAATATCATTGCAGTAGAATAACCTAGTTCTTTTAGTTTTTCATTCTGTCTAATTATTTTATCTGCATCACGTCCAGTACCATCAATAACTAAACCAAGTCTGCCTTTCATATATAACATTTGTTGTTTTGCAGTCAACTCTTTTGCTTTACCTCTCATTTGTTGACCACCAACAGAAAAAATATTATCAGGGTTCATTTCCATACCTGCTTGATTCATTGCACGTTCAAATGCAGTATCAGAATTTACAACTTTAAACCCTAAAGATGTAAGTCCTGTTTTACCAACAATAAATGATTTACCACTACCTGGTCCACCAGCAAGAAAGATTGCTTTGAAGATTGCAGGGTCATTAACACCTTCTTCAACTTCTGCTATGTGTTCATTAAAACTTAACATTTCTTTTTACTCTAATATCTGGTATTGCACCAAGAAAAGATGTAAGTTGTCTCAAACCTTTTTTAAAAAAGTTTGTAACTTTATTCCATGTTTTACTTACAAATGATTTAACTTTATTTAATATATTGATTTCAATCAACATTTCTTTTTCGCCTGATTCTAATTCTTCTGACATAGAATTTACTATTAAAGATACAACTGACCAATAATT